CGGTTGAGATCGTTGGAAGTCGTAAGCTAATTAAGAAACTAGGCGGACAAAGGTTTGATACTGAGAAGGACGTACTTGAGTTCTACAATAATCACTGGGGAATTCTTTCTCCACCGTATCCACACGCGGGCTCAGGGTGGTGGCGTAGCCGCTTTTTATATGCGGCGCATGTTGGATCTATTCTTGTTACCGATAAGGGTGAAGGTGATCCGCTAGGCGATGCGTATAAGCTAAAGATCGCGGACGTTGAAAAGATGTCTACCGATGAACTAGCCGAGGCTGCACTCGCGCAACGAACAGCGCTTGCACCTTACATTCCACACTATGATAAGTTCGTTGAGCACTGCGATAGAATTATTAAGCGTGCAGTTGCCGAGGACAAGGGTGTTAAACTTAACGCGGACGGTACTCGTGCATGAGTAAGATACTACTAACTGGAATGTCCGCGCCTCACGCGTCAACTGACGCAAATAAAAGATCGCTTTCATTTGCAAGTCTACTATCACATGTTTTATCAGTTCAAGGGCATGAGGTAGTTCAGATAGATCCGGAGATATCCTGGGAAATGTCTGATCTAGCCGAGTATGATCACATTCTTGTTGGCTTAAGTCCTCTAACAAGCTTAAGTGCAAACCGTGTCTACGGCGCGTTAAACATTATTGACGTTTTACGTGACTCTGATAAGCTTGCACTTTACATAGATGCGCCTGAACCTGTAAGAATTACCGCAAGCCTTCGCGCGATGACAAAAAATCCACAGAACATGACAAAGCCGTTCTATTCATACCGCAAAGGTTACATGCATGCAAGCACACCTAGTGTTCTTGACGACCTTATGGGCGTGGTTGATTATCTATTAAATGATGTATGGCCAACAACCTTATATCCGTCTTTACCGTGGTCCGGAACCGGAAAGGTTATATCTCAACTTCCAACGGGAGCTGCGGCGTCAATAAAAGGTATAAACTTAGATTCATACATACTTACGATGCAGGATCCAATTGAAATTGAACGTCGTGAAAAGTGGGTAGTTGAAAACTTCTCAACTAACTGGACTAAGTCTACACTTGCGACGCTATCAAGTCCTACCGTGCCGATGAAGTGGCACAAGGGATGGACAGATGAACAGGTCTCCGCACAGATAGCAAGTGGCGTAGGCGCACTTATTAGTCCGTATCAAACTGGAGGAACCTGGTGGACATACAGACTAGTACAGTCTATAAATGCACTTACACCTGTTGCAACTGACTGGCGTGAGAGTGGCGCCTTGGGAGAACCTTGGCTTCACATCGCGTCAAGTATCGAGGAGATGTCAGTTGATGAAAGAAGTAGACTAGCAAAGGAACAACGAGAAACATATATACAGTCAATTCCAAACAAGCGAGATGCGGCAATCATGCTATCAGACTCACTTGAGATATTTAGCAGAAAGGCATAACAATGGGAATATTGTTTGAAGGTTGGTTAAGAAAAACACGTGATCTTCAAAAGAACGTCTATTTCATCAACTACGATGAAATGGAGGGTGACAAGCCAAACAACATCCGCAAGCTAGTTGAGTACATGCGGTGGAACATGCTTGCCATCGACGATGAACTTGCAGAGATGCGCCAGGCAATCTCATGGAAGCCTTGGCAACACGATGAACCTTACGCTGATCGCGAGGAGATCATCAAGGAGGCGGTTGACGTTCTTCACTTTGTTGCAAACATAATCGTTGCGGCGGGTGGAACAGACGAGGTACTTGATCGTCTATATCTAGAGAAGATGGAAAAGAACAAGAAACGACAACTAGAAGGATACAAGGTAAAAACTAGCGGAGTCAAGTGCATTGTTTGTTACCGTGCGATTGACGACGTAGGGGTTGGAAAGCAACCTGACATGTGCAGTAAGTGTCTACCAAAGGATAAGGAGGAATAACATGCCAGAAATAAACTTTGACTGGGTCAAAGAGCAGATGAGTGAGGCAAAAGTAAAGGTTGGTGTTGGGAACTCAATACTTAAACTTCTTGAGGTTTGGAATGACATGAAACTGTCAGAAAACCAAATGAAGGAGTCAGTTGAGCTATTCTCTAAGCTTAGCCTAAATCACTCGATACTTCCAGAAAAACAGAACGAGGTTTGGGTTGACGCACAACCTGGCTCAATACTTGTTGCTGATGAGGTAAGAGTTAAGCACGACGCGTACACAGGATCAACTGGAACAATGCACAACGGAAGACGTGGAAAGGTTGTTGCAGTTCGCTACGGAGACATAATATTTAAGTCTACCGACGGCAGGGAGCCGGTTCTTGATGGCACCCACTACACGCCATACCAGCTACAGAAGAGAGTTCGCTAATGAGACTATCAATTGACTACATCGTCTCCGGAAAAAACCTCGAGGAGGTTAGAGAAAAGGCAAAGTCCGAGTGGAGACGCATCATGGGAAATGAAAATGAAGATCTACCTGGTCTTGTTGAGATGAAGTTGCGAGGCAACGAAGAAGGCGGAGATCTAATCGGATACGTAAGTATAAACACTAAGCTGGAGGGCTAAGTAACATGGCAGATAATACTGAAAATACACTTCCACGCGTTGAGGCTCTTAGACAGGCTGCCGCGTTAATTTCCGGGTCAAGAGATACAGACTACGGAGGACCATATGATAACTTTGGACGCATAGCGGAGTTTTGGTCTACCGCGTTTGGCAGAAAGTTTACACGTAGAGACGTAGCAACCGCATTGATACTTGTAAAATTATCTAGAGACGCAGGAGAAGGATCACCTTATAAGCCAGATACCTGGGTAGACATCGCCGGATACGCAGGTTGCGGATACGAGGTTGGATTAAAAGAAAACACCGCGGAATAAGGTAACATCCGCGGTGAAGGCGGTATACAGTCCTTCCGTGGCTAACTAGGAGAGGTGTATACTTGTCTGATCTTAACTTTATTGACTGTAATGGTCTTGCTGGCTTCATGAGCCTAGGGTTTGTGCAGTCAGGAATGAAAATGAAGTTGCGCACTGGAACATTAAACTTTGGAAATCCAGTTGCCGAGGCTAATCGTCATCTTCTTGGAAATGACTGGACGTACCACTTCTCAGACGATGCAAGTGACTGGCCTGTAACAAAGGCTGACGTAGTTATTGGATGTCCACCTTGTTCTGGTTGGTCGGTTTGGTCTGGTGAAGCTAACCGTGGTCCAGACGCAAAGGCACATGAGCACACGCGAGCATTTGTAAGATACGCGGCAAAGATAGCGCCAAAGGTTGTAGTCTATGAGAGTGTACAGCAGGCTTACACACAGGGGCGCGATGTTATGCTTAAGTATCGGACCATGCTAGAGGAACTATCTAATAAGAAGTACGATCTTTACCACGTAAAGCACAACAACCTGCAGATCGGTGGATTTTCATATCGCCCTAGATACTTCTGGGTAGCGGTAAGAAGTGGAATTAAGTTTAATGCACCACATGCCGAGCCAAAGGAACTTCCGCGCATCATGGACATCATTGGAGACCTTGCAAAGATGCCGCAGTCGTGGAACAGTCAAGACTACGTTGCTCCCGCAAGCAAGTGGGTAAAGCACCTTGTTTCTAAGACTGGCAAGGTTAACGGGCACATGGGGAAGACAAATATACACGCTCAACGAATTGAAGAGGTCTTTGACATCATTGGAAACAAAGGGTGGGAAGGCAACGGAGATCTTGGCGGCGCGATAAAGAAGGCAGTTGACATGAACAACGGAGAGTTTCCGCAGAAGTGGATAGACATATCTCCTAGAGTTTTACGCAAGAACTTTAAGCTAGGTTTCTCGCAGCCTTATCGATGGAAGGAGGATCACTGGTGTAACGTTCTTACCGGATCTGCACTAGACCACGTGATTCATCCAACCGAGCCAAGACTTATAACTCATAGAGAAGCTGCACGCATGCAGGGACTTCCCGATGACTGGGACATTGAAAGCGTTAGGGACTACTCGTCTCTTTCAGCGGTGTGGGGAAAGGCAGTTGCGGTGCAGGCTGGAAAGTATATAGCAACGGCAATAACAGACTCGCTAGAAGGTAACGTTGAGGGTGATGCACCTGAAAAGATAGGTGATCGAGAATTTTTAATTAACGGAGACAAGAACTTCTCCCGACAAGCGGCGAAGAAAAAGTGGTACTCTACTCCCATTGGAGTTAAAAGCTGATGATTAGAGACTACGATGAGGACCTTGTCCCACAGTGCGAGCTGTGCTGGATACAGGAAAATAGCGTCTGGGAGCCGGACAGCGTAGACGAGCGCGGAAACATAATAACTCGACTTATAAACGTAAGCGTTCCTCTTAGTCTAAATCCTGGCGCGGTGTGCGAGTGCATAACCTGCGGCAAGGTTACCGTGGTAGGTATATACGTGCCTATCGAGGAGATCGAGGAGGACATGCACGAGGAAAATATTCATGTTGAGGATATAAATCCGGAGGAAAAGTAAAAAACCTGTGATATAATTGTCTCAATGACAAAAGGACAGGTACATGCAAACGTTTCTACCACAGACTGACTCCTTTGAGCGTATTGCTCAGGAGCTTGATAACAAGCGTCTAAACAAGCAGGTTCTTGAGGCTTGGCAACTTCTATTAACTCTTACCCAACTTGATCCTCGCGGTGAACACCGTGACCCGAAAGGCTGGCGTAACCACCCCGCGGCTAAGATGTGGACAGGGCACGAAAAGGCATTGGTTCTATACGCAAACACGATGTGCAGCGTCTGGCTAGAGCGCGGATATAAGTCAACCATGCTTCCTAAGATTGAGGCAACGTTTTTACGTGCGCTTGAGCTAGATCGCGTTGAGGATAAACTTACCTATCCCTGGTGGATGAATGACAAGGACAGGTACGAGCAACTTGCCTCAACCCACCGCGTAGCTCTTCTACGCAAGGACTATCCTTGGTACTCACAGTTTGGCTACCCTGAGGACACCGGACATAGGCCGGATCACTACCAGTACCTATGGCCTGACGCAAACGGCGAACTTGTCCTAGGTACGTTTAATAATCTTTAAGTAGCCCGTTAGGGCGCAAATCTCAGGCGCTCAGTTCCTCTCTAAGACACTTTCATGGGCACCGCCATGGAATTATATGTTGGAAATTAGTCGGTGTTTATCCGCGCGTTTTGACTCCACTTAGTATACGATTGACCTAATTACGAGTGGTTTGGAGCAGGATGCAGGACTCAAGGAAGGGCGAACTCCTATGGAAGGAGTGGACCGGAGAGGGATATGATCCTTTTCTTGATGAATCGGTTATTTTCTTTACCGACGAACACGTTGATCTTGAGAACGAGCTTATTCGCCGTGCACTAGCATCAGCCTTACAACGCGATGGAATATCCATAAGCCTAGGAAATGGTTTTCAGTCAATTGAATCTGCAAAGATCTCGCAAGGCTACGCAGGAGAGGTTGACGCAGATATAGATCTTACAGTCTGTGATGAAGAAGGAGAAACTCGCGAGGGAGATCTTGTAGATGAGATCTACGAGATAACGTGGGTTGAGGTTTTGCGGTGACGCTAAGACCCGGAGATCTAGACTGGCAGAAGGACTCAAGCTGCTCGCTTACAGAGAATGAAAAGTTAAGAGATTTCTTTTTCTCCACCGAACCTGCGGAGAAGTACCAGGCAAAAAATTTGTGCTTTCAATGTCCTGTTCGCAAGGAGTGCTTAAAGTGGGCACTTGAACATAGACAGATCTGGGGGATCTGGGGAGGAAAGGACGAGGGAGAAATTCGTCGTACTCTTTCAGTTTCCTGGAACGGACAGGAATCTCGCCGTCAACGTTTTCCACAGTGCCCTTACTGCAACGCACGGCCAAACAAGCTTAGGACACTTGTGGTTGACGTTCCAGGAGGAGGACGCTGGAGTACGATGCGTCTTGTTAAGTGTGACGGCTGCGAGTTTACCTGGAGAAGTCGAACAAGTGCAAACGCGGTTGATGCATATCATGCTCAACGCGAGGAGAAGCTACTAAAGGCTGAGCGTAAGAAGACGAGAGTTAAGAAGAAAAAGAAGGAAAAGCCGGTAAGGCTAGACTAGTCTCGGTTGCGATATCTTTCCTCGCGACCAACAGGATCCTTAAGACGATCAACCCACCAGCGGCACGCACGCACATTTTCAGTTAATGTTAACACTCCGTAGATGCGGCGGTTATCAAGATACTGCGGTACGTTGTTTTTTCGTGCAGATGAAGAAAACACCATGTACTCCCAGCGGTCAGAGTTCTCAAGGTAGGTAAGCTTGTCGATGTACTCTCTTTTTATTAGATACGTGCAGTGAACACAGTCACAAAGAATTAAACCTCTTATCTTTTGATCTAGTATCTTGTAGTAAGGATCCTCCGGAACTATTGATCCATAGTCATCAACCTTGTCATGGTAGTTTGCATAGTACATTCCCATGTTTACACCTAGCTTGTCCGCATCCTCAGGTGTATCCGCGTTTTCACGCAACGCAACCGCATAGCGAAGAAGCGGCGCTACGATCGGAAGTTCAAGTAATACCAGCTCCGTAAGAGTCTCAGGTAATAAAAAGTTATCGATGTCAACAACGAAGTAATAATCCGAGTCCGTCTCTAGACACTGACGTAGGCTCTCCTGACGTATTCTGCCTAGGACGCGAAATCTCTCGCCGTTCCACTCATGAACGCCAAACCTCTCCACGTTCTCGGCGACGTTGCTCTTGTCATAAATAAGTCCACGATACTTATTTGCGTTCTCCTGGATCCAGCTCTCAAGGATTAACTCGGTGTTATCGGTGTTGTTGTTTGTGCGTATGTAGAGAAATATATTGTCCTTTGGGTAGTCATAAGCCTCAAGCGTCTCAAGAAAAAGAGGAAGCACGGCTGCCTTTTGCTTTACCAGCAGTGCGATGAACACGTTTGGCGTGTTCATTAGATTATGTATAGACCTTCGTTGTAGAACTTCATGTTGTTTATTAAACGCTGGTCAGTAGGATTTCCATCAAGTGCAAGTTGACCGTACTTCATCGCGCTCTTCTTATCACCTAGGTAATGTGCGGAAAGTGCACGCATGTCGTGAAGTTGCCAACTCCAAAGAGACTCAGAAGATAGGTAGTGCTTTGTCGGCTCACAGCGAGCAACTAGCTTACACGTCTCCCACATTCCACCCCAGTCTGACTCGCCGTAGTAGCAGCGAACCTTCTCAAAGTAATTTTCTCCGCATGGATCTATCTCAATTGCCTTGTCGGCAAATTCCATTGCGCGTGTTGGTTGACCAAGAATACGACATGCCTCACTTGCCCAGCGGTTTAACGCAGCTCTCTCAACGAACCAGTCCTTGCTAAATGAAAGTGTCTTCTCAGCACTTGTTAAAACTAGGTCCCACATCTTATAGTAGTAGTACTCGCGCGTTAAGTACGTCCAGATGCGGTGATCCTCTCCGTACTCCTTGGATGCGGCAACAAGCATCGGCAAGTATTGTCCGCGTGACTTAGTGTTGTCAGGCTTGTGATACATCTTTGTCGGAATTGTGCAGCTAAATATATTTGTATCAAGTGAAGGAACAAGCACCTCATGAATTGGATACTTCCAGTACATGCCGTGTCTTGAGTGCATGCGTGCACACAGCCAGGTGTGTCCGGTGTCAAAGTCGCACCAGATCTTATTTGCTCCTGGGACATAGTGTTCTCTTACCTTATCAAAGAAGTCATCGTCAAGTGTCTCATCTAGATCAAGTGATAGACAGACGTCAATGTCGTTAGGAATTAAGCTAAGCGCGGTGTTACGAGCAACGTCAAACCGCCAGGGCTTAACAGATACCTCATAGACAGTTACGCCGTGCTCACGAAGGATCTCAACGGTTCTATCAGTGGATCCGGTGTCACACACGATGCGCATATCCGCGCCCTTGGTAGTCTCAGCCCACCTTGCGGCGTGCTTCTCCTCATTTAGCGCGATGGCGTATGCGGCAACCTTTATCATGGGCATACCTTACACTATCTTGAGTAAAAGTTGTGTCCTAATAGCTATACTCCTAGAGGTAAAGTTTACTTCCTGTAAGAGTCTGTCCTAGCTACTTAGTATAAAGTAAAGGCTACTTAGAGTTATTCAACCTCTACCCAGGCTAGAGTTTCCTCATCCCAGGTATAACGCTTATCATCTGTTGGCATCGGTGTTGGCGCCTGCCATAGATAGGTTTCTAAATCTAAGTTCCAAGAAGGAAATGGTTGTGGTGCTGAGAAACCAACGCCATCCCAAGTGTAACCAATACCAGCGTAGTTCTTGTGTAGTGCTTCTCCACCTGGGCGGTTGTTAACTCCACCAACAGTGTTGTATGAGGTCTGAACCCAGGTACCGCCTAGATTTGCCTCGCACCACTCTTTATTATCGGCTACGATAACCTGAGTTACCACGCCGTCCTCTACCTTTGCATAATGAGCCATTATTTATCCTTGTCTTCTCCGTAGAGAGTTGCTGTATTTACTAACTTAACTTCACGCTTTGTAACTATTCCGCCTTTTTCATCTAATTGACTTTTTGCGGTAGTTTCATCGTCTGCGATAACATGAACTAGCATTACTACCTCATAGCTAAAACATTGAGTTTTCTTTGTTTCCTTTACCTTTGTTACATTTTCCTTTGACATGTTTCTCCCTTGTTAGATTGCGTATCTTACTATGACTATACCGCTACCACCTGCGCCACCTGAAGCATCACCGGCAAATGCACCAGCACCTCCGCCACCGCCACCTGTATTTGTTGTTCCGTTATCGCCATTATCAGGGGCAACGATGCTTCCATTACCACCTGCTCCGCCTCCGCCCGAACCACCAACGCCGCCTGTTTGTGGTGCGCCACTACCAGTTCTATTACCACCACCGCCGCCACCGCCAGCATAAGTAACTGATGTACCAGTTATTGCTACTGCAACACCATTACCACCAGCAGCCGTACCACTAGTAGAACCCGAACCACCAGCAGCACCTGCGCCGCCGCCACCAGCACCTCTAGGTAATATGTTTCCTGTAGTTCCACCTAATCCACCATTAAATCCTTGATTAGCAGTACCTGTACCAACAGGATTTCCACCACCACCTGAACCACCACTGCCACCTGGTGGGTCATCTGGCCAACCAGCAGAACCAAAACCGCCACCATTTGAAGTAATTGTTGAAAACACACTATTGTTTCCAGCAACTCCTCTGTTATTTCCACTGCCACCAGCAGCACCGCCAGCACCAACTGTAACTGTATAAGAAGTTCCTGATGTTAAAGATAAAGCAGTTTCTAAAGTTCCACCACCACCTGTTGTAGTAATAGTAGAACGCAAACCACCTGCTCCACCACCACCGTTACCTTCATCCCTACCATTGAGAGTACCACCACCACCACCACCAGCAACTACCAAATAATCAGCAGTTAAATTTGCAAATGGAGTAAATGTTCCTGATGAAGTAAATGTATGTACTGCAAAACCAGTAATAAATGTTATTGTTCCACCTTCTGCTTTTGCACCAACTGCAAAATTACCAGATGAAGTAAAGGTATGGATTGTGTTACCGCCTGAAGTGGTTACTGTTCCGCCA